GCAAGCATGCTTTTAAGGCGACTGCTGTCAACAGTAGCCGAGGGCGGAGGTCCTGCGTCCTGTTCAACATTAAATCCTGACTTAGCTTTTGGAAAGTTATCAACTACAGTGGTTGTAGTTTTAATTTGATTCATAATACTTGCGGCCACACGCGGTGGGCCACCTCCTCCGTTGTAGCTTTCTTGTCCTTCCTCTCCAGGGTCGGTAATACGCATAGTTTCAATATTATATTCTAAGTCGATCTTTTGTCCTACACCAGTACTGCTTCGTGACTTCATACACTGAATTTGATAACGCCCACGCTCTTTCATAGCACGGCTTGTAAAAATACCAAACACGTTATCTGCTGTATTAATTTTAGATATACCTCCCGCAATATGACTATGGTCAAATTCGATTTCTTCAACAGCACTACGATTTAACTGCGAAGCCGTTACTAACAGTACGCCTAGTTCTTGTGCTAGGTTACGCAATTCTTCTGCTACATATTTGTCTTTGATAAACTGATCATTAGGATTAACCTTAACCGACACTGGCATTACCAAGTCTAAGTAGTCAACCATAACAAAATCTACTTGGTTATTAGTTTGTATCTGATACTCTTTGATAAAACTGCGTATATCATTTACGTTACTCTGTGCTGGTAATGCCTTAATACGATATGCACCGGCTTTTTTCCCTACCATTTTAACTTTAAGTGTAGTTGTGTCGATATCTTTGCGTATTTCTTTGGTGCCTGTACTAGTTAGCATAGCATCTGTACGTAAAGCACATAATTCCTCACTGAGCTCTAGACTGATATACACACCACTTAAGCCTGCTTGTAGCCAACTTAGGGCAATGTTCATCATGACAAGACTCTTACCCGATCCAGATCCGCCGGCAAAAATATTAAGTTCTCCACGACTCATTCCACCATATAAGATCTTGTCCATGGTAGGCCAACCTGTACTTACCTGTCCGCCACTGTTATAATATCTGTCAATACGTGCCTTGGGATCAGCAAAATAATCTGTGCCCAAGTCTTTGGTCAAACTTATCTGTACTGCATCTTTGATAATCTTTTCTACAGGATCGTAATCGCCTTTTTCCAATAGGTCTGCACTTTTAAGAATAGCACGTTCAAGTTCCATGCGACGAGTAAACGATTCAAACTCTTGCATAAACCAATCGTAATGTCCTTCTACAGCATCTGGCACTGATTGAAGTTCTATGCCTGTTACTGCACGAATCTGTTCAAGTGTAGGCAATGTCTTGTGGTCATTGCTGTGTGTTTTTAAAAACTCTGCTGCACTTCGCAGACTGCGATCAAAGTTTTCTGGGTTATAAATGTTCTGCACACGCACATAACTTTGTGCATCTGACAGCATCATTTCTAGAAATAGTTTTTGTAAATCTACGGAATATTCTTTTGTCATATTATTAATTATACAATTTTTTCTTTCTTAATTCTATTTTTAATCTACTGGTTTCTTTTGCTGCTAATATACTTTTTAATACAAATAATTTACCATACTTTTCCACAGCTGATCCAATGTCCTTGCAGTCTGATTGCCAAATTGGATAACTTACTGACCAACCGTATTCAATAGCAGAATCAATCAATCGTGTACCGGCCCGGTCTGCATCCGGTACAACAATGACTTCTCGACCTAGACTGTCAATTATGTCGGCTTGTACTTCGCTACATTCATTGCTTAGTACAGCAACACCATCAATGGCCATAGCATCAAACGGACCTTCGCAAACAATGACAAATTTTGATGTTGGCAATTGTCTGTCTACATTGAATACGTAGCCGGGTTCATAGCTCGAATGATACTTAGGTCGAACTCTATCGTACACAGCACGTGCAGTATAGCCAACGATTTCATTACGCCAGGTAAATGGAACAATAACACGACGATTTAAGTTGTACTGCGTTTCTGGTGTCCACATTAAATTATATTTAATTATGTCAATATGCCTGCCAGCTGAGTATATTACTGCATCATGAAATTCTTTGTGTACATCGGAGTCTTTTAACGTATACCAGGATTCCCATTGGTAAAATGTCAGTGCTTCTATGGGCAAAGCACGGGCTTGAAAGTTTATTTCTTCTTGCTCTACGGCTTCTACCAGTTGCTCGGGTGCTATTAATTCTCGTATCCGAATAGCATCTATAACCAGTCGTTTGACTGTACTTTCATCGGCACCTAGCCAATTAAGTAACCGACGGAATTTGTATGTTAAGTGGCGACCAGGAATGTAACTGGCTTTAAAATTACAATTAAAACAATGATAACTGGTACCACCATCTGGATTCATTACCAAACCGCCACGACCACGTGTGTCAGCTGACTCACCATTATGCTGACAGCAAGGTGCGTTAAAACTGATCCAACCAGAAGTGGCATTAGTTTTGCGTCGTGCTGGAAGTAGTAGTTTTACTGCGTCTTGTATAGAGTTTAACATTCCTACTAGTATAGCAGGAATGTCAGACTAAATCAATGATTATGATAGAGTTACGTTGGCCCATTTAGAACCATTGTACACTTGAATATTTCCGGTTGTATAGTTGTAAACGGTCATTCCTGGTGTAGTTGAAGTTATTGCATTTATTTGGGCAGTGGTCAAATTGGCAAACCGTATAGCACTTCCTAGTGTTACAGGTCCACCGACATACAAATTACCGTTAATAGTAACATTGTTACTTACTGTTGCATTTGAAAACATGTATACCATCTGACTGTCAACGTACATCGAAGATGTAGCAGTGTTGCTGCCAATGGGATTATTTATAAAATAAATACAAGTACCTTGTGCTGTATCCGTATAAGTTTCAGAGGCTACTATTTTCATCCCGGCAAAATCAGTAGCTGCAAACCCGGTGCTGCCGTAGCCTTTTGCACCAATTATTCCAAGCACATCATTATTTGATACTGCAATTGGAGCCCCACTGGTACCACGTGCATGTCTTAATCCGACGCCAGAAGCTACCCCAGTACCAAAGCTGTCGATGCCAAGTCTGGCTATTTTTCCATCGGCACCACTTAGATGAACAGTATTATTTGCAGCCAATATTGGTACATTATTATTGAGGTTTATAGTTAAAATTGAGTCTGCCGAAGCAACAATATTAGCACCATACCCCAATACTAAATTGCCTAAAATGTTATGTATTGATGTGTTGTATTGACCAACATTGATATTACCCTGTATGCCTACACCACCTTTGACCACCATGGTACCTGTACTGCTGTTAATAGGACTGGTATTAGGATTGAATATCTGCAGAGCAATGTTGGCCTGATCATGACCACCAGACATAAAGGAAATGTGTTTACCTTGTGTAACCGCGCCAACTAATAAGTTACCCCCTACATCACCAGGATTATTACCTTGTGTATAAATGTAAGCATCATTGGCGTATATTGCAGTACCTAGATTGTTGGCTGGATGTGTGCCATCGTATGTGCTGCTGGCAATACCCATGTCAACATAAAACGTGCTATCGGTACCATTATCAGCTGTGGCCACATAGTCTGTGGTTGCCTGCTGTCCAGAATTAATATTTTGTAAATTTAACTGTGCATAACTGTTGGCGTTGGCTGTAAACTGGCCCAATAGATTAGGAATTAGATAATACCCAGACTGTAGGCCGGCAAAAATTGGACTAAAGCCGGTTGTTGTATTGCCCGACGCATATATAGTATTGGCCAAAATAATGCCCGAAGCTGACTCCAATGGCCAACCTCCAGCAGTAACACCATCTTGTACTCGCAGAGTATTAAGTGTTGTATCAACAACAATTTCACCAACTGGCCCAACATAGCTTCCAGCTTCGGTTAAATTACCACGTTTTAATAGTATTTGTCTTAATTGAACATTTGCTGTAAAATTGCTCACGAAATAGTACCTCCATCAAATACTGTATTATCAACTCCTGGTGCGCCTTCGGTTACAGCATAATAAGCTGGTAAAATTTCAAGATCCAGTGGTACACCATAGTTATCGTCGATATACACAGGTTGTTTGGTATTATCGCTGGTCTTTATGGTGCGAAATGTCAGTTTATAAAAACGATTTTCTAAACTGCTGATTGTACTGTTGTCTAATATAAAATTACCTTGCCCTAATTGTATATTTGCCCAGGTAACAGCATAGGTATTAACAGTTACTTGATTAAGTGGATCCTGTATTTGTGCCTGCATACTGTATCCACTGAGATTAACAGATTTTTGATCTTGATTACGCACTATAACCTGTATGGGGTTGTCTATGCCTTGATAAACTTTTATAGGTCTACTATACACAACTCGGTTCCTTCTATTAAAAATTGTAGGATCAAAAACCTGTACTAGGGCAGTATTTGGATATAAATATGCTTTAACAGTGATCATTATTGATTGCCTTTATAACATATTTAGCGAGAAACATGGAAGAAATTAAACTGCTTTTAGAAAAATACCCGTATCTCACTTACTTGGTTTATGGAGGCAACGATTATGTTGGAATTGTACAAAACAGCGACGAACAAATTACCACAATTTATGACTATGCTGCCTTAAAAGATTCAGACCAAAAAATTAGATTTTTACAATTTGCTGATGTTTGGTGGTGGGAAAGTAATAGGATTATTCCTATTAATGTGTTTTTAAAGGCTGACTGGTTAGAGTTTAAGTTTGCTGTTAAGACCATGAACAGCAAAGATGTAGAAATCAAATTAGGTCC